CAATTAATGAAATCTCAATTTCTGATGCTGAATTTACAGCAATGCAAGAAAAAGCTGCTGCATTTATTTTAAAAAGAGTTTTTAAAGATAAAAAAACATTCAATAATGAATTTGATATTTTAGAAGATTCTGTAACAAAAGCAGGCCTTGTAAAATTATTTACATATAACAATAAAAAATTATTTCTTTTTAATATGCCAACAAAATCAAAAGGAATGACTACACCAGATTATCAAAAAGTTGTTAAACAATGGTTAAAAACTTCTGAGGGAAAATGGGCTAATACTTTTTTTCTCCAACAAGATAAAATGAAAAAAATATATCCTAATGCTAAATTTGACACATTTAATCGTGAAGGTGGATTCATGCACTTCATTAGTGAATTGGTTAGAACAAAATTTGGTATTTCTAAAAAAGATTCTTGGGATCCAGCTGATATTTGGTTAATAAAGGGTGATGAGAAAGTTATTGAGAATAAAATAAAAAAACAACTAGAAGGTCCTAAGTCAACGCAAACTATATTGGAATTAAATTCTATTTTAAGAAAGATGTTTGTAGATAAAGAAGTTGTTGGCATATCATTAAAATTAATATCTGGTAAAGAAGCACAATGGCAAGAGGTTAATGTTGATGAAAAATTTTTTAAAAAATTGGAAAATTATGCTGATGGTTATAATTACTCTCTATCTAAAGTAACAATGAAGATGGGACTAAAACCACGGACTTCAGAATTTCAAACACAAGATACTGTTTTATTTTTAAAAGCTGGTTCAACAGATGTTTTAAAATTTCAAATTAAAGGAAATAGCACATCTGATTATGCTAATTTAAAAATTGAAGGTTCTCTTATATCTGCAGGCTCAGCTAGATTAGGTAAAGCACCATTAGGATTAGTTGAAAAATTATCAGGAACTGTGGACAAATCTTTGTTTAGTGCTGAAACACGAAAATTTCAAAACTATGCCATGACAGTTGAAGATTTTCTTAAAGATTATGATAGATATAAAGACCAAGCTAAAATATTGCTTGATAATAAAATATATGTTAAAGAATTGGGATTCAAAACACTTGCTGAATTTAAAGAGAATATGATAAAAGCTTTTAATAGTAAAAACAATAAACACCACGCTAATAATAAACTTCAACAAATGTATCTTATCACTAAAATATTATCATTAAAAGAAAAAGTTAGAGATGAATATTTAACAGATTTGGCGTTTTTAGCTCAAAAAATGGGAAGAAAAGTTACAGAGTTTGGTCCATTTGGAAAATTATACTAAAATGAACTTCACAGAATATTTAACAGAAAGTAAAGAAGGAAAGAACCTTCACCTAGAACACATTGAGGACCAAGTTCTTAATCGTGGTGTCGCTGGTGCTCGGGAAGCCATTAACTTTCTACAATCACTTCGTAATATGTTAGCAGGTCACGCTGACACTAAAATGAATATCACCACCAAATGGGATGGTGCACCTGCCGTATTTGCTGGCACCAATCCAGAAAATGGTAAGTTCTTTGTTGGTACAAAAGGCATATTTGCTAAAAACGCAAAGCTAAATTATACTGATGCTGATATTGACAGAAATCATCCATCTGAAGGCCTCAATGCAAAGTTAAAAATGGCTTTGCGGTATTTACCAAAACTAGGCATCAAAGGCATATTACAAGGTGATATGATGTTTACAAAAGGTGATTTGAAAAAAGAAACGATTGATGGTGAAAGTTATATTACCTTTCAACCAAACACCATTGTATATGCTGTACCAACAAATTCTAAGTTAGCACAGATGATGATGGCTGCACAAGTTGGTATTGTGTTTCATACATCATATGCTGGCCAAAAGATGGAAGATATGAAAGCTTCTTTTAACATTGACATTGGTCGCCTGGCTACAACCAAAGATGTTTGGTTTCGTGATGCTTCTTTTACCGATGCTTCAGGCTCTGCAACATTTACAGATGAAGAAACAAAACAAATTACAACCATTCTAGCACTAGCAGGCCGAACATTTCAAACCATTCCTGCCTTAACATTAAATCGTATTGCTTCTAGCGATACAATCTTAGAATACATTAAGACCTTTAATAATACCAAAGTGCGTGAAGGTAAAAAGATTACTGACACAAGAGCTCACACATTAGAACTGATTCGCTTTGTGGAAGCAAAACTAAATAAAGAAATATCTAGTGTGAAACGAGAAGATACAAAACGAAAAAAAGCAGCCGAGAAAACAGAAGTTATGAGGTTCTTTCGTAGTTCTGCAATGAGTTTAAAAACAATCTTTGATTTACAGAATTTTTTGGTTGACGCTAAGTTAATGATTATTCGTAAATTAGAAACAATTAAATCTATTGGCACATTCATTAGAACCGATGACGGATTTAGAATTACTGCACCAGAAGGTTTTGTAGCAGTTTCTAAAACAACAGGTGGTGCTCTGAAGCTTGTAGATAGATTAGAATTCAGCCAAGCAAACTTTACGGCCGCAAAAAATTGGAGCAAATAATGGCATACGATATCAATAAAATTTTAGAAGAATATGGTGAAGAAGATTTTGGTTTTACCGCTGTTGATGAAGCTGAATATCAGGCGGTTATTGCCGAAAAAGATGAAACAGTTGGAGAATATATGGCAAGGTTGAAACAAGTTGAAAAGATTATTATGCCTTTTTTGACCAACCTGTTAAAGACACAGGCACAACCATACATCCATTGGCCAAATCGTGGGCCAATTATTGAGAAACAAATTCAAAAAATTCTTACATTGACCAGAGGGTAAATGTTTAAAAGTAAAATAGACGAGGCGGCCTATGTGGGTAACATTGGTGCCATGGAAATGTTCCGTTTTTATCAGAAGGCAACTGCTGACCAGAAGAAAAAACTACAGCAACACATAAAGAACAAAGACGCCAAAAGCGCATGGAAACATGTCCAAGATGTTACCGGTACAAAGTTACATAAGAGTGTCAGCGAGGCTGTAAAACCAGATATTCTGCCTGTTTCAGGTGCTGGCCAAGAAGGCACGGGCATTTTACGGCAAAATTACCAAGATGCCACTCCAGGCCAAAAAATGAAGCGATTTAAGGATTATACGAAGCATAAGTAATATTATAACAACTGAGGTTTATTATGAAAGATTTGATAATTGGCACAAGTACCAACTATGATTGGTCAAAACTAAAGTATTGGGTTAACTCAATCAACGCATCAGGCTTTGAAGGCGATAAAGTCCTGGTTCTCCTAAACTGCGATAAAGAAACTGTCAAAAAAGTTATTGATGCCGGTTTTATTGTTGTTGCAGGTCAAAAAGATTCTGAAGGCAATCTAGTTCATCAATCGGCTATTCCTGTCCATGTTGAACGCTTTTTGTTCATGCACAATTTCCTTACGACACGAGATTACCGCTACATTGTAACAACCGATGTAAAAGATGTGGTCTTTCAACGCAACCCAATTGAATACATTGAAAAGAATCTACACGAAGATAAAGATTTAATTTTTGCTTCAGAATCTTTGCGATACATTGATGAACCGTGGGGCAATCAAAACCTATTTGAAACTTATGGTAATTACATTCACGACCTCTATAAGAAAAATGAAATCTATAATGTAGGTGTTCTTGCTGGTCGTGGTGATGCTATAAGAGATTTGTTTGTGAATATTTTTGCCGCTGCCATAGGCCGACCAATTCCTATTTGTGACCAATCAACATTTAATTTTATGATTCAAAGCACTTGGTTTCAAAAATCAGGAATGTATTTGAGGTCTGAAGATGCTTGGGCATGTCAATTAGGTACAACTGCTGACCCATCTAAGATTGAACAGTTCACACCACTTTTAGTAGAACCAGTTCCACAATTTCAAAACGGCGAAGTTGTTACATCAACAGGAAATCCCTTTACAATTGTTCATCAATATGATAGGGTACCAGGATGGAAAAGAATAATTGAGGAAAAATATGGCTAAAAAAGTATTAGTAACAGGTGGCGCAGGTTTTATTGCTCATCATTTAATTGAAACATTGATACAGAAAACCGATTGGGAAATTATATCGTTAGACCGATTAGATTTTTCTGGTAATTTAAATCGTTTAGCAGATGTGATGCAGCAGTTCACGCCTACTGAAAGAAAACGAGTTCAAATTGTTTACCATGATTTGCGAGCTGAATTAAACCCACAAATTATAAGTTTGCTTGGCGATGTAAATATTGTTTTACATTTAGCGGCAGGTTCTCATGTAGACCGCTCTATTGAATATCCAATGGATTTTGTAATGGATAATGTGGTCGGCACAGCAAACATCTTAAACTATGCTCGTAATCTCCGTAACTTAGAACGATTCATTTACTTTTCAACCGATGAGGTATTTGGTCCTGCACCAGAAGGAGTTTATTATGGTGAGCGTGACCGATATAATTCAACCAATCCATATTCTGCATCTAAGGCTGCGGCCGAAGAAATTTGTGTAGCATTTGAAAACACCTATCGTATGCCTTTGTATATCACACATACGATGAATGTGTTTGGTGAACGCCAACATCCAGAGAAATATATTCCACTTTGTATTCGCCGTGTTCGTAGTGGTGAAACAATTAGAATACATTCCAACCCAGCGAAAACAAAAGCTGGTTCACGCCACTACATTCACGCTAAAGATGTTGCTGAGGGTCTATTACACATTCTTAATCTAAAAGGGCCATTTGACATTGATTATGGTGGCGCCAAATGTCCTAAGTTTAATCTTGTAGGTAAAGAAGAAATTGATAACCTCACACTTGCACAAATGATTGCTAAAGTGCAAGGTAAAGAATTAAATTATGAAATGAGCGACTTTCATTCTGCAAGGCCGGGCCACGATTTGCGATATTCGTTGAGTGGTGAATATATGAAAAAATTAGGTTGGGAACCACAGATTGCTTTGAGTGAACGAATTGAGCAAGTAGTAAATTGGACTTTAGATAATGATAGGTGGTTAAAATGAAAATTGCGTTGTGTTTGTCTGGACAACCTCGGTGTGTCAAAGAAGGCTATGAGTATTACAAAAAGAATTTATTAGACCATTATGATGTTGATGTATTTTGCCATGTTTGGGATACAGCTGGTGCAGAACATATTGCTGCCTACAAGCCTGTTACATTGATGATTGAGAAGCCTCCAACAAATGACTTGTCAAAATACACTAGAGTTCCACCACCACAACCAAATTGGAAAGTAAAAGATCCAGCCAAATCGGTGTGGAATCTAACATACTCTCTAATGAAGGCCAATGATATAAGAAAAGTTTACGAAGAAGAAACTCAAACAAAATATGATTGGGTAATCCGTTCTCGTTATGACTTTGCTTTAAATGTGGCGATACCTTTTGAAAAATTGGATAATACAAAGATGTATATTCCAAATTGTCGTATGTCACCACACAGAGATTTTGGTAATGACCAATTTGCTTTCTCGTCAGCAGAAAACATGGACAAATACGCAGATTGTTTTAATCAAATTGATAAGTTTTATGATTCTGGCACCACAATGGTTGGTGAAGAAATGATGTCTGCAAATTGGAAAGAAAAAGGTCTAACAGGTGAAAACCTCGTTTACTTTAATCCTAATCATCCATTTCCACCAGGCCCACATAATGGCACATGGCATAGTTTGTTGAGAGAAGATTTTGAATCTTGGCAAAAGTAATAAAGCTCCTAAAAGGCCATTCAATGAGTAAAGTTGAACTGATACAACAAGACAACCATGTTTTTGTTCGTAAATCTGGTGGCGTAGGCCGTAATTTGGAACGATATGATGCTCTATCTCGCCTTCAATTGCCTATTCCTAAATTGCTAGAAGTGTATGGTGATTCGTATGATATGGATTACATTCAACATGAGGATATGAAAACATATCTAACGACACATGATGTAAATGATTTAGCCAAGTTTATTAAAAATACAATTGATACTTTTGCTAGTGAGACCATAGAGAAAGATTATACAAAGGTTTATGAGCAAAAGATTTCTGTATTTCCATGGGACAAATATGACTTACCATTTACTGGTGCCGAGTTATATGCTAAGTTACCAAAAACATTACCATCCTCGGAGTATCATGGTGATTTGACCTTAGAGAATATATTGTATGAAACAAAAGGCAATTTCATTTTAATTGACCCATTGACCACCGAGTATAATTCATATGTGTTTGATTTAGCTAAACTACGCCAAGATATTGTCTGTAAATGGTTTATTCGTGGTGAAAAGCTTTACTTTGATTCAAAGCTAAAAGTATTAAACGACACACTTAAAAACTATGAACACTTTAACAACGATTATCTACTGATTTTAATGTTAATGCGAGTTCTACCCTACACCTATGTAAGTGATGATAAGTATTTTGTTGAAAGTGAGATAAAGAAATTATGGAAGTAATTATTCCTTGTGCAGGCGCCTCGTCACGATTTCCAAACATGAGGCCAAAGTATCTACTGACCGATTATGCTGGTAGATTTATGGTACAAAATGCAGCCGAACATTACATTGACAAGCATCGTGTGACCATTGTGATACTAAAAGAGCATGACGAAAGATACATGGCTCGTAAGAAAATAGAAGAAGCCTTTGGTAATAAAGTTGACATTGTGGTGCTAGATAAACCAACCACAGGCCCAGCAGATACAGTTTATCAAGCCATTCAACGAGGCCGTATTGATTTATCATCACCAATTCTAATTAAAGATTGTGATGGATTTTATAAAACGGAAGAAAAAGAAGGTAATGTAATCTATGTTGCCAGTTTATCAAAGCATCCACGCATACGAACCGCTGGTGCCAAAAGCTACACACTTACAAATGACCAAGGCATTATCAATTCAGTTGTTGAAAAGAAAATTGTAAGTGACCATTTCTGTGTTGGTGGTTATCAATTTGAAACAGCAAAAAGCTTTGTCAATAGTTTTGAACAATTGTCCAATAAAGATAATGAAATATTCGTATCTAATATTGTAGATTTTACCATATCTCAAGGCAATTTGTTTTTTGAAAGCGAAGTAGAAAACTTTATTGATGTTGGTACTGCCGAAGATTGGTTTGATTACAATAATAAGCCAACATATTTTTGCGACATTGATGGCACCATTCTCAAATCAAAGTGGGACTACTATGATGAAGTTGAACCTATTTGGGATAATGTGAAGGCCTTACTTACCAAAAAACAAAGTGGTTGTAAACTGGTCTTTATCACCGCCCGCCACGAGAAGTATCGTAAACTGACACAAGACACACTAGATGGCTTAGGCTTTGGTGATTGTCAGCTTGTTATGAATGTTCATCACAGTAAAAGAATACTTATAAATGATTATGCCAATTCTAATCCATATCCCACGGCAGTTGCAATTAACATTGAAAGAGATAATGAAAATCTAGGAGATATGATTTGAATTTTACACCAGATAAGAACCTGTTTATCGTTACATCGGCACTACAAGCCAATATTGGTGTAGTTGGTAATGAAGAACGATTAAAACAAACCATTGACACACTAGAAAATCTAAAAGAAAAAGTACCTGATGCTATGGTTCTTTTAGTTGATGGTTCGCCACATAATATTGATGAAGGCATAAAGAAAACAATTAGCGAATACTGTCAGGCAATTTGGTTCAATACACATCCAGATGTTTACGCCATGGCTTCTTCTGGCCGTAAAAGTGAAGCAGAAATCATTATGATGTTTAACACTTTACTTCAAATTAAACAAAATAAATCAATACACGAAATTAAAAGAATCTTTAAATATTCGGCACGAACAATACTAGAGGACGATTTTGATATTAATGAGTATGATAATTTGTATGGCAAGTATGTATTTAAAAAATCTATACCATCTTGGATGTCACCAGAACGAAAAATAAACATTACTGACCATCTTTATATCACAAGGATGTTTTCGTTTTGTCCATCATTAATAGATAATTATTTACAAACATTACAACCAATATTAAACAATGTCATTACACACGGCATTGATACGGAACATTCGCATTATTTGTGCCTAGATAAAAGATATGTGGCTGAATTTGATAGATTAAAATGTGCCGGCATTGTAGCCGGCTCAGGTGAAACGGAGAGATACTAATGGACTTATGGAACTATTTTCAAAATAATACGGGTAAAAAAATTACCAAGTGGAAACATTACTTTCCAGTTTATGAAAAACATTTTGGCCCTATACGCAATAAACCAATTAAAATTTTAGAGATTGGTATTCTCAATGGCGGTTCATTAGAAATGTGGCGTTACTATTTTCCTGAAGCCACCATCGTAGGAATTGACATTGATTCTAACTGTAAACAACATGAAAAAGAAGGCATTAATATTCGCATTGGCGACCAAACCGATGAAAAGTTCTTACAGAGCTTAATTGATGAATTTGGTGATTTTGATTTGATTATTGATGATGGTTCACACCATGTTAATCATGTAAACAAAACATTTCAGTTTCTATTTTCAAAGTTAGCCAATGATGGTATTTACTTTATTGAAGATACTCATGCAGCCTATTGGAGTTCTCATGGCGGTAGTATTACGGCACCAGAATCTATTAATAATGTCGCAAAAGAAATGATTGATAGTATTAATGCTGACCATGCCAAAGGTCAAAAACAACCTGATTATTTCACAAAGAATATTAAGTGTATGTCGGTCTATGATTCTATCATTGTTTTTGAAAAAGGCAATGTGGGAGAAAAGATACCCATGGAAATAGGTTCTGGCGGTACAACCCAAGCTCATGTCCCAAATGATGGTATTCTTACTATCAGAACGCACTAAATAACTAAATACCACATTAGATAATCAACTGCTGTAGAGGCGGAGAAAAATGAAATTTAGAGATTTTCTGCGAGAGCAGAAAGAAAAACATGCTGTAATGGCCTTTGGGCGTATGAACCCAATTACTGTTGGCCACGAAAAGCTTGTCAATAAAGTCAAAGACATCGCTGACAAAGTTGGCGGTTCCGCACATATCGTTGTTTCTCATTCACAAGATTCAAAGAAAAATCCCCTCACTTCATCACAGAAAATAAAACATGCCAAGCGTGCTTTTCCTGGTGTGAATGTATCTGCATCCAGTCCTGATGCACCAAACTTTTTAGCACAGGCTGCAAAATTACACAAACAAGGCGTTACACATCTTCACATGGTTGGTGGCCAAGACCGTGTTGGAGAATTCCATAAGTTACTCCACAAATACAATGGCGTTAAAGGACCACATGGTTCTTTTAACTTTAAAAAAATTGAAGTTCATTCTGCCGGCGATAGAGATCCTGATGCAGAGGGTGTAGAAGGTATGTCCGCTTCTAAAATGCGTGAACATGCTTCAAAAGGCAACTTCAAAAAATTCCGTTCTGGTGTTCCATCAACCATGTCCGACCAACATGCAAAAGAAATGTATGACCATGTTCGTAAAGGCATGAAGATTGATGAGGATGTTGACTTTGATTTTGAAGAACTTCTTACTGAAGGCGTTAATGATAAAAGTATTTTCAAAGCTGTATTTTTAGCAGGCGGTCCAGGCTCTGGTAAAGATTATGTTTTAGACAATACTTTAGCTGGTCATGGTTTAACTGAAATTAATTCAGACAAAGCACTAGAGTTTTTGATGGACAAAGAAGGTCTTGATAAACAAATGCCTGAGGGCGAAAAAGAAGCAAGAGATTTTGTTCGTGGTAGAGCTAAAAATATTACAGAACTAAAACAACGCCTTGCACTTACAGGCCGCAATGGTCTTATTGTAAATGGCACAGGCGATGACCATGAAAAAGTAAAACGCATTAAGACCGCTTTAGAAAATCTAGGTTACGACACCTCAATGGTAATGGTCAATACAGACGATGAAGTATCAGCACAAAGAAATATTGAAAGAGGTCAGCGTGGTGGCAGAACCGTACCAGAAAATATACGCAAACAAAAATGGGAAGCGGTACAAAATGCCAGGCCAGAATTAGCAAAACTATTTGGTGACAGATACAGCGAATACGATAACTCTGAAGATTTAAGAACGGCTGCACCAGAAGTTGTTAAGGCTAAAAAAGATGAAATGCTAGAACTCTATAAAGGAGTTAAAGAGTTTATTGCTCAGCAACCAGCATCACCAGCAGCTGAAGAATGGATTGCAAAAGAAATGCAAAGTGCCGATAGATTACCTGTGCCAAAGAATGGTGCAGAGATGACACCACATCCAGAATCTGGTGCTGCCAATGAAGCAAAAGAAATGGGATTACAGTATTATGGTTTTGGTCGTTATGGCCGAAACGGAAAAGTTACTCATCGTTCGGTACACGATAAATTGGTTGAAGTTCAAAAATATCAACAAGACACACCTGATGTTCCTGTGTCTGGAAGCTCAATGAAAAAAAATGTAAACGAAGAATTTGAAGAAATGTTTAATGAAGATTTGCGTAAATGGTTTAGTAAGACCGACCCAGCAGGTGATTGGAAAAGAATCAACAGTAAAGGTGAAGCAATTGGCCCTTGTGCTAGAGAACCAGGTGAACCAAAACCAAAATGTATGTCAAGAGCCAAGCGTGAATCTCTTACGAAAAAAGAAAGAGCCTCAGCTGTTCGTGCTAAACGCAAGCATGATCCAAATCCTGAGCGTAAAGGTGAACCAATCAATGTGTCTAATTACGGCAAAGGCAAATTGTCCGAAGAAAAGAAAGAAGCCAACCTATTTAAAGACCAAAATGGTAAAGTAAGAATTTTTATGTTACGCCGTGCAGCTGCAAAAGAAGCACACACGACTAACGGTACAGTTATGCCGTATAAAAATGGCTATGCAATTAAACTAAAAGAGGAGAACGACCATGTTCAAAGCACTAATCAACTATCTGAAATTGAAACCAAAAAATACAGAATCAACGAAGGAGTTGCCGAGCTCACAACCGGACAAGAATACGCCAGAGGTGAAGGCATCACCGGTCCAAGCAACACAACAACCCAAGAAACCGGCAGTTCCCGTCAAAAAATCACACTCGGCCAAATCCGCACCAAACAAAAAGAAAAAGTAAAAGAGTCCATTGATAAAGGTATTGAACCAGGTTTATCAATGGCAACGGGTGGTGAAAATTTAACCAGAGGTTCAACTGTTAAAAATAAACAAATTAAAAAACCTTTTGAAGAAATGATTGGTGCTGGCGGTGAAGATGCTACATCAATGAGTGATTTTAATGATAATGTTCTGAAGCAAAAAGGTATTAATATTAAAACTTTTAAAGCAAAGAGACCAATAGGATGAAATCATTTAAAGCATTCATTGACGAGAAATGTTGGGATGGATACACGGCTAGAGGTTTGAAGAAAAAAGGTAATAGAATGGTGCCTAATTGTGTGCCTGTTTCTGAATCTGACGAATTAGATGAAGTAGCAGCCTGGCAACGCAAAGAAGGTAAGAATCCTGAAGGCGGTTTGAATCGCAAAGGTATTGAATCTTACCGCCGTGAAAATCCTGGCTCAAAACTTTCCATGGCAGTTACAACGAAGCCATCAAAATTAAAACCTGGCTCAAAGGCCGCCAATCGCCGTAAGTCCTTTTGTGCTAGAATGGGTGGTATGAAGAAACGATTAACTTCTGCTAAAACGGCCAATGATCCGGATAGCCGTATTAACAAAGCATTACGCAAATGGAATTGTTAAGAAAAAAATTAATTAAAACACTAGGAGAAAAACAATG